CGCAGCATTACGAGCGAGTATCAACGCGCAAGCAATCTACGAGGCGTACCAAGATACTCAACCGTTCGTAACAGATAACAACGCGCAAGACCGCGCACGCGCGCGAGCATGGGCGATGATGAATGTCAAGATAAACCCGGAGCCGGTAATAGCAGCGCTCACCAAGATTTACACAGACGGGTTCCTCCTTGGATTAGACGCAAGCGCCGAGGCAATCAACAGAGCGGAAAAGACCTCGGACAAAACAGCACTCACAAAGGCAGATGAGTACATAGATTGGGCAAACTGGAAGCCGGGCAACAGGGCAGCGGCATTGTTGTTCAGACCAACAGGAGCATTCAAGGAACTACTCGATAACGCGGGCATAGTAAGCAAGGCCATAGCAAAGGTCGGCTACGACAGAATCGGAACAGCGCTATCAGACTCAATAGCGGCCGGCTTCTCACCGGGCAGAGCAGCAAAGGTCATAGCGGCAAAGATAGGCGACCCGGCGCGAGCGCTAACCATCGCAATCACGGAGCAAAACCGCGCAATGAGCATGGCGACAATACAGAATTACCAAAAGTACGAAGTCGAAAAGATGGAGTGGAGCGGCGCAATGCCATGTGACATCTGCGCACCTAACGAGGGGCAAGTTGTACAGGTAGGGCAACCGTTCAAGAGCGGACATACGCAACCGCCGGCGCACCCGAACTGCCGCTGCGCATTACTACCGGTACTGGACGAAAGCTTCTACGCGGAACCAACCGGAGGCATGACGCTCATACCAATCGAGGGAGCAGCGATACCGGCAGCACCGGCAAAAGCCCGTTACCTCACCGGAAGAGACTTAAAGGAATTAGGACGCAAGCAAGCAATCCAAATAGGCGAACTTTCTTACGACGATTCGCGTGCCCTTCATTACTACAAGGGCATTAACTACATGACCATAAACGGATACTTACGCGAAGGCGACAGTTACTTCGAAAGAAAAGGTCCGGCTAATAAAGAAATCCTAACAAGCAGAATTGACCGCCTACAAAACACCATTCAAGCAACACAGCCAATCACGGAAGAGTTTGTCACCTTACGAGGCATAACAGGAAAGTTCGCAGACGAAATTTGGGAGTCAGCACCGGGCAGCGTGTTTCAGGATAAAGGATTCGCCTCGACGACTACCAGTAAAGCGACAGCAAAAGAGTTCGGAGGCAAGACTCAACTGGAAATCATCAACCCGGTCGGCTCAAAAGGATTGGCGATTGAAGAAGTAATTGATGTAGACAAAGCGCTCAAAGAATACGAATGGCTGCTTCCAAAAGATACGCAATTTGAGATAGTATCTAAACAAGAAGTACAGATAGACGACAGGCTAGTACGACAAATCAAGGTGAGGGTGGTTCAATGAGCAAGAGCAGATTTGTAGACAACGGCGAAGGCCTAGTGTGGATTACCCGAATACCGGAACAGGCAGACGAAAGACTAGATACACAGGGTACAATTACTGAACAATCAGAGGAGCAATAATGGCGCTACAACACATCAACAGTCAGGTTCAAACAACAGCAACCCTAATCGCCTCTTTACCTCCAAGCATGGGGCGCAACATCGCGGTTCAGATTTACAACAATCACTCATCTCCCATCTACATCGGAGACGCAACAATCACAACAAGCGGCGCAACGATTGGACGACCAATGAGCGCAACAAGTTCATTCCAGTTGTGGCTCAACGGCGGAGACAAGATTTACGCAATCTCTGCGGCTCAAACCGCAGACGGCGCATGTATCGTAACATTCTCAGCGTAATCAAATGTCAGACCAATACGAGCAGCTTGTAAAAGGCGATGGCCATGTGCCACCGCAGGAAGTACGCAGCAACGCTAAGCGCGGGTTGGAGTTACGCAAGAAATACGGCCGAGGCGGAACCGAAGTCGGAGTCGCGCGCGCGAGAGATTTATCCAATGGAGCGGCGCTATCATTAGACACGATAAAGCGAATGAACTCGTATTTCTCCCGTCACGAAGTAGACAAGAAGGGCGAGGGTTGGGGCAAAGACAGCGCCGGCTACATCGCTTGGTTACTTTGGGGCGGAGACGCAGGGTGGGCATGGGCAAAGAAGATAATCAGAGAAAACGAAACTAAGGAGAAATCAACCGTGAACGATTTAACAACAGCATTCTTTCAGATTGTAAAGTCTGACAAGAACGCAGATGGAACAATGATGGTTTACGGCAAAGCGACCGATGACTCCATAGACATTGACCAGCAAATCTGTGACCCTACATGGCTCGACAGCGCAATGCCTGACTGGTTCAAGAGCGGCGGCAACATCAGAGAGCAGCACAGCAACATCGCAGCCGGCGTGGCAAAGGAATACGAGAAGAAGGCAGACGGACATTACATTCACGCGCTAGTCGTAGACCCAATCAGCGTCAAGAAGGTAGATACCGGAGTCCTAAAGGGATTCAGCATTGGAATTAAGGGTCCGCGCATTGTGCGTGACGAGAAGGCAGCAAACGGCAGAATCATTGACGGACAAATCGTGGAGGTCAGCCTAGTAGACCGACCAGCAAACCCTAACTGCCAGCTTGTGCTTGCCAAGAGCGACGACGCAAACAAGGGCATTTGGAAAGTAGAAGAATTGATTGAGAAGGCAGACGACAAGAAGCCGGACTACGCCTCAATCAACGAAGGCGGAGAAAAGTCCGAACCTGCCGACAAGGATTTGTATAACCGAGTCAAGGCAGAGGCAAAGGACAAGTTCGACGTATACCCATCAGCGGTAGCAAACGCTTGGGTCGTACGCGAGTACAAGAAGCGCGGCGGAAAGTATAAGCGCAAGACAGAAAAGTCTGTACAATTACAGGATAATCTAGAGGAGTACGACATGACGACAGCGCTAGAAATCGTGAATACTGCAAAGTCCCTAGCAACAGGAGACACAGTCAAGTTCGATAAAAAACTTTACGAAGACGCACGCACAGCACTAGCGCAACTAATTGTCGTAGAAGCAAACGAGATGGACGCAGGACATAACGAAGAAATGTCTCTCGCACATCTCCTATCCGCAGTACATCATCTATTCGCTTGGTACGAGGGCGAAAAGGCAGAGGGAGAAGTCATGGAAGAAGAGACAATTGAACTATCGGCGCACAAAGACAAAGAATTGAAGCCGATGAAGGACGAAACAGAAAAGGCATACAAGGCTCGCTGCAAAGAAGCCGGCATGAAGGACGACGCAATCAAGGGAATGTGCGATAAGTACTTCGGTGCAAAAGAAGACGCAGAGAAGAGCGCAGAAAACAAGTGCCTCGAATGCGGTTGCCATACACCGGAAGCAACACATGGACGCGACGACGTAACAACTGCCGACATGGTTGCACCAAGCGAGACACCTAAGAGCGCCGAAGTAGAAGAAGCAGAATTAGAAGAGCAGGAACTACCAGTTGCGGAAGAAGCAACCGAAGAAGCAGCACCGGCGGAAGAAGCCGCTGACGAAGCTTCAAAAGAAGATTCCCTTACTGAAAATGTAGAGGAAGAAATCAAAGCCATCGTGGAGGAAGCAGTAAAGAGCGCAACGAAATCCCTTACCGCAGAGATTGCCGGTCTGATTGCTGCAAAAGAGGCAGCGTCAAACAAGGCAGTAGGTTTGGAGACTGAGTTAGCGGCTGCAAAGTCACTCGCGGTAGCCGGTGGTCCAAAGCGGACTATCAAGCCAATAGACCACGCGTCAAACGACCTATTGGTCAAGGCAGCCACATACAAGGCTAAAGCAGACGCAACAACCGACCCGGATTTAGCAAAGGGCTATAAGTCTTTGTACGAGGAGTTCCTCAACAAAGCGACAGCCGCTAGCGAATCCAACTAACCGAAAGGAATACCGCACATGGCCGAAATGCCACGCGCTAAAGACCTCTTCGGCGATGCAGCACCGGTAGAAGCAGCAAAGCGCATGGAGGAGTACACCGAGGTTCTCGGCAAGTCTCTTTCAAACGCTTCATCTGTTCCAGGAGTTGCACCAGCCGCAGACCCAGTCTCAGCAATCGAAGCACTCGTAGCAAACAAGTCACTAACAGGTGACGCACTTGCTGGTCTAAACTCTGCTCTCGCTTCACAGCGCACAGCGATGCAAGACATTCAAAAGGATGTAACACTTACATCTCCACTTTCAACATCTTTCGCAGCCTTCGACCTCGAAGCACCTGCAAAGCTTCTAACACCACGTCCAACACCTCTACGCAACCGTATCCCACGCAAGAAGGGCGTCGGCACATCACACCGTGTCAAGCGCATTCTTGGATACACAGGTACAGGTACAGGCGGAGTTGGAAACACATGGCCGGGAATCACCGAATCAACAACAACAGCATTCGGTTCAATCAACTTCGAGCGTGGTCCAAAGATTTCCTACGCCGCAGACGATTTAATCCTGCCTTACAACTCTTACTCACTATCTGACAGCGTGTCATTCGACGCGAACTTCTCAGGTATGGGCTACCAAGACCTACGCCAGTTGTCATCTACATCTACTCTCTACGCAACAATGTTGATGGAAGAGCGCATGATGTTGATGGCACGCGGAACAGCAAGCGGATACGCCGGCGCTCTAACAGCACCGACATTCGCTCTCGCTTCTCCAGTAGCCGCAGGTTCACAGACCGCACTAGCCGCAAACACTTACTATGTAAACGTCACGGCAGATGCAGGTATCTCGGGTTCAGGTTTCGGTGAGTCAATTCTCGGAACGGAAGCAAGCACAGCCGTAGCGTCAGGCGATGTACTAACAGTCGCAGTCTCAACAGCGGTTGCAGGCGCACTTGGTTACAACATTTATGTTGGAACAGCAACAGGCGCAGCAAACTTGAAGTATGTCGGTACCCTAAAGGGAACAGGCACATTCACAGTTCAGGGAACAACTTCAATCCAGCGCACAGGAAACACAGCACCATTCTCAACATCTGGTGCCGCAGCTTCACGCGCTTCTGCTGACACATCTGCTTACGCAACAGGATACGACGGCATTCTGCCAACAGTTCTTGGCGCAAACAGCGGATTCAACAACGCAATCAACAGCACATTCTCAACCTCTAACCCGGGTGCGGAATACCAGACAGTCTTCGCGGGTCTATACGACTCAGTAAAGGCTGACCCTGACCTAGTACTTCTAAACGGTAACGACCGTAAGCAACTCTCAGACGCAATTAAGAGTGGCTCAACAGCGAACTACCGTCTAACAATTGACA